AAGATAAAGATAAAGATAAAGATAAAGATAAAGATAAAGAAGAAGAGGGGGGGGAATATTCATTTGAAGAACAAGTTGACATTTTAACAAGGTTTTATGCGAAATATGATCCTGAAAAAAAGAAAGAAGAAGTAGAAGGAATTGTCAATCGGATAAGACCCAAAGGAACTCCTGATGGGACAAGGGCACCAACAAAGCCTTGGTTGGAATTATGTTCAAAATTAGAAAAGAAATTTGGTGAAAACCCTTTAAAAGAGAAAGTAGAAAAAGTGGAGAAAGAAGAATATGAAGAAATAGAATCTCTCAAAGATATCAAAACGGTTTTACCTCAAAGAAAAGCATTTGTTGATTGGGTAAATAATATTTTTTATAAAGAACAAGTTGAATCATTGGATAGTGATGAATTGAATATTTATCAATATTTCATAAAACAATACTTATCTATAGAAACACCTTTCAGAGGATTATTAGTTTATCATGGATTAGGGACCGGTAAATCAGCAACATCTGTTATCACAGCCGAAGGATTATCAAGGTCAATGCCTATCTATACAATGTTACCAGCTTCACTTGAGACAGAATATATCAAAGAAGTTAAGAGATGGGGTGATTCTCTATTTAAAGTTGATGAAAATAATTGGGTATTATTTACACTGAAAGAAATTGAAGATGATCTACAATTGAGAAGAAAAATCTCAAAAACGTATGGTATTGATGTCCCTTTAATTAAATCATTATTTACAAAAACTAAAAACAAATTAAAAGCAAACTTAGAAGACTCTTCCGATTATTCCAACCAAGTTGGCAAGTTAATGAAAGAATTAGAATCTATCAAAGGTATTTTCCTACAGAGTGATTTTCAAGAACATCGGCTTATTTATACAACATCTGGTAATCCTATTCTAAAAGAAGGAGAAGAATTTAATGGACGTTGTGAAAGTCTAACACCAATTCAGAAATTATTTATTGATGAAGAGATCAATTTTTTAGTTGAATCAAAATACAATTTTATCCATTACAATCCATTCCCTGCGGTGAGTAGTTCCGAATTTAAGGAATTCAATGTTCAAGAATTTGATGAAGAACAGAAAGAATATAAAACAAAAAATCAGAAACTAGTGAAAAGACTAACTGAAAAATATAAATATAATATTGAAAAATACTCGACATATTCGCCGTTTCATGAAGAAGTGATCATTATTGATGAAGTCCATAATTTTGTTAGAGAAATAATTAATGAAAGTGGACCAGCAACCGTTTTTTATAATTGGATTGTAAATGCAGAAGATGTCAAGATTATATTTTTATCAGGGACACCTGTGATTAATCGTCCCGCAGAAATTGCAATTTTATATAATATGTTACGAGGAAGTATTAGTATCTATGAATTTTCTGTAAAAACAGACAGACCAGAAGAAGAAATACAAACAGAGTTACGAGAAAAGTTCTATCAAACTAATTCTTCAATTGAGCAACTACATGTTTCAAAACGAGGTGGTAAAACTGTTGTATCATTTATTAAGAATAAGACTAATTTTGAATCTATCATGGATGAAGATGGAACAATTAAGACAATTAAATATAATAACCATACATTTAAGGAATTTATGGATGAAATCTATGAAGGATTGGAAAAATACCAAACGATTACCCCAACTAAAAAACAAATAGATGATTTATCAGAAAGCGAGATCAAAGAGATTCAACTAGGAAAACCTAAAATTTTTGATGAAGAATTAAATTTAATCTTCAATCGCAAACAAAAATTATTTGATATTTATGAGGATAACTCTATCATTGATTTAACTAATAATGAAACATTCATGCAGTATTTCTTTGATGATTCGTTCGATATTTATCCTAAAAAGAAAGTTCTATTAAGAAGAATGTTAATGGGATTAACATCATATTATCCAATAGATCGTTCATCAATTGTTAATATGCCTGAAATAGTTGAAGCGAAAGTCCTTCCAATCTATAAAGACTATAAAATCGCAAAAAACATTAACATTATCCCGTGCTATATGTCATCTATTCAGTGGATAAAGTATAATGAGGTCTATACAAGTGAAAAACAAAAAGATTTAAGAAATAATATATACGATGATGGGAAATGGCATTATCGTATTAGAACAAGGCAGAATTGTAATATTGTTTATGACGATGACTCGTTTAGAAAACCAGGGTCTTCGCCAGAGATGAAGCATAAAGCATATGATACAATGTTACAAAATGGTAATTTATCATATGATAAAAACTTAGCTTTATACTCTCCCAAGTTTTATAATATTTTAACAAATATCCAAAAATTTATCGATGGTGAATCACCGACTGGTAAGATTTTGTATTATAGTGATTTCGTGCAAGATGCTGGTTCAGGAGTATTTGAGAAAATCTTAATTGCGAATGGATATGAAAAATATGAACCAGAAAAACAAAATATAAATGAATTAATAGAAAAAAATCTTAAAAAGAAAAGATATACTTTTATCACGGGTCATCAAAATAAGGATGAAAAACGTATTAATAAAGAATCATACAATCATAGAGAGAATATCCATGGTGAATTTATCCAAATAATGCTTATTTCTAGTTCTGGAGCAGAGGGTATTTCATTGACGGGTGTAAGACAGGTTCATATTATGGAACCATTCTGGAATGTTATCCGTATTGATCAGGTCTTCGGGCGTGCGATCCGTATGAAGTCTCATATTGGTTCTGATAAAGATAAGGATGGAAATTTATTACCACCATTACTACCAGAAGATAAAAGAAATGTAGAACAATATTTATATCTATCATTCTTACCCGAAGGTGAAACAGTTGAAGAGATATTTAAATCTTTAAAAGAATTAAAATGGGAAGAAGTAAACGGTATTGAAGATGGTACAGATATCAAAGCACGATTAGTTAATGAACATCAACAGGCTTATAAAACAATTCAAAAGATTTTATCGATGAAAAAAGAAACACATGGAAGAACATCTGATCAACTCTTGTTCGACACCATGGAGAAAAAAAATAAAATTAGTTTAAAAATTACAGATATCATCAAAGAATCATCTGTTGATTGTATTCAAAATACACGCGATGATATTCAACTAAATGAAAAATGCCTACGATTCTCGGATAAAATTTCGGCGGAAAATGCGCATTTTCCAGGGATTACTTCAGAAAGATTAAATGAGTTAGATACGAAACAATTCAAGGCCACTTTTAAATATGTAATTCAACCAGATATATATGTGGTATCTGCCAAAAAAGATAATAAAGATATATTCATTTATTATCGTTTGGAAAATGCCGATGATAATGTTGATGTCAGATATATCAGAGAGAATGGTAAGTTTGTTTGTGAGTATGATGAGTCTACTAAATCATTTGGTTATTATGAGGGTAAAGATCATTATTTAAATAAACAATTAGGAAGTAAATTGTCAGTATTTCAAACAATCTACAAAGCAAGTGATACAATGTTGGAAAATAAAATAAATAAGGAAATATTCCCAGACTTAGATGAAATTAAAGACAAGGATAATTTAGTAGGGAATATTATTAAATATAATATTGATGAAAGATTATTTTACTCACCAAAAGCTGAATCAAAGGTTTTGAAATTATATGAATATGAAAAATTCAAAGAAAATAATTACTCTGGAAAATTCATGAAACCTATTTATGTTAGGAACAAAAAAATCTTTATTAAAAGTGATGATTGATCTTATAATTTTTCTTATAATTTTTCTTAAAAATCTAAAGATTAAAATAAATAATATTCTGATTACTTATATTAATTAATTTCATATCAATATTTGTTAAGGTCTTATTTTCATATTCACAATAATCATTTATTTCACAAACGATGATGTTTTCTTTTATTCTTTTTATTCTTAATGGATAAACAAATAATTCATCTAAATTATGATTTCTATGATTTATCATTTTAATAAAATCTCCTGTAATATAATCATTTTTATAAATATTCGAGCAAGTAAAAATGAGATAATTATCTTTAATTTCAATAATATTTACAGATAAAATATCATTATGAGTATATTCGACATCACTTATGTCCGTGATTTTAACCCTTATTTTTTCTATTTCTAATGAAGGTAGCTTTACGTTTTCAATTGGTTCATATATTCCATATATTCTTTTATTATGTTCTACTTTTTCTTTTCTTTCCAATAAAATTTCTTTTTTAAAATCAGGCAACTTGACTTTTAGGACGGGCATACTAAAAATATGATTGTTTTCAATCGGAATAAATAATTTGGATAAATGATTGATTTGATTATCTCTATCATTCTTAATCTTATAATTATAACGAGAACTTTGGAGGTTTGTTCTCTTAATCGAATTAAATGAAAAAGGTTCATATTTTCTTTCCTCTATAGATTCGGGTGAAAATGGGACCTCTTCTGGAATAATTGGAGAATATTCCAGAAGGCTTGATTTATTATCACGACCATTATCACCACCCCTAGATAGCATCACATTTGTATTCTCTTCAATGATATTTGATTTTATAGAATCATCATTGTTGATAAAGTTTTCAGTAAAATAGTTAATACACGAATCAAGCAAGATGCGGTTTAAATCTGAGATATTATCAACATTATTATTCTTGAAAACTTTATCAATTTGTGAACTATAATAATCTTTAACTACAAAGTTACCACTAATATCTATTTCATGTTCATCATTAATTATTTTTTGAAGCACACCATACATATAATCCTTATTTGTTTTGGAATAATATTGTTCATACAAAGACATATTAATTAAATAAAAAGTTTTTTTAAAAAATATTATTTAAACGGGAAACTATAAACTCAATACCATTCTAAGTAAATTGTTTATAAATAATATTTCATCCTTAATTCTTTTCTTCGGATGTCTTCATCTTTTTTCATAGTTACTATCTTATAGAATAATATAACAAAAAACAACAACCCTACTATTAATGTTATTTTATCTCTTTTCAGAAAAGACATTATGAATAGTAACTATATTTTAAAAAATAAAATTATGGTTGAGTTGTCCCACCAGATGGCATAGCGGGTGGCATAGCGGGTGGCATCAGTGGTGGCATCGCAGATGGCATAGCAGGTGGCATAGCGGGTGGCATCAGTGGTGGCATCGCAGAAGAGACATTACCTGGTAATGTCGTATCCGCTGAAGATGATATATCCGATAAATTACTCCCAACTGGGGGAGTATTATTGTAGGGTAATCCGGGTGTGGGACATGATTCGGTAATGGAATCTACTGGGAAGTAATTTCCTCCGAATCGGATACTTGGATCTCTCCCCGGGAAAATACCACTAATAATATCATCAACACTCGGATAATCTGTAATCGGGCACGATACTTTTGGGCAAGTAGGGCACGATACTTTTGGGCAAGTAGGGCACGATACTTTTGGGCAAGTAGGGCACGATACTTTTGGGCAAGTAGGGCATGTAGGGCATTCTTTATTTTCGGGACAAACCGCTACAGGGCATTTTACATCAGGACAAGACGGGCAATCCATCTTTAGGTTGGAAATCTTTTGTGAAATAACCGAGGCTTTACTATTTTCGCTATAAACAAAATACATGATCACCATAACCAACATTATTAAAAATATTAAAAGCACAGACTGCATATCAATTTCATCCATTTTCTATTATAGTAATATATATATTTTTTTTAAAGAATATTAAATAATTGTTTTTTCAATGAAGAATTTTTTTCTAAATTTCTCAATTTCTTTGTCGGGATTTTTCTTCTTAATATATCTTTGAAAACTTTTACCCTTTAACATCTCTGTTAAAAAATGAATACTATATACACCGCATTCAGTATTTCCATGTTGATGTTGTATGTCATTATATAGAACATCTAACTCCTTAGGGATCCTTTTATCTTTCTTGCTAACTAGAATTTTGCTTTGGCCAATTAAATCTTCAACTAAATCTTCAATTTCATCTGGTGCTGAGGAACCAACGGAATCAAAATAATAAATACTTGGTTTATTCTTGCGATTCACACCCTTGAAATCCACGAATACAGAAAACCAATGTTCCCCACCACCATCACTATCATCCGTATTAAATATAGCACCACACGATTCATACCCCTCATCCAATAGATTCTTCACATTGATTTTACACATATCATTTACAGAACAAGAACCATCCGCCTTTTCTTTATCAAAATCAATTGGGGTGGCTCCAAAATATTTAAATTTATCATACCCCCTTTCATACCTATCAAGGACATTATCGATGTCTAATGTATTTAACCATTTATTGGGATTGCGTTTCCATTCCTCAGGCATAAAAGGTTTAAAACTAAATTTAAATTCATCTTTTTCACCAGGAGATAATTTTCCCATAATCTCATTTATTGTTTGCCAACATGCTTCATCGGCACATTTGGATATTTTTTGTATTTCTTGACCAATACATTTTTGAAGTTCCTTTGGTTTCTGTGAACAATCTATCTTACCACATTGTTCAATATTATTTATGATTGTTCCTATTCTAACTAATAAATCCTTTGATAAACATGATCCTGCTTTAACGGATGCAGGTGAACAATGATTCTTCCGGAACATCCTATACTTATTGAAATAAATTATTTAAAATAATGATAAATAATTCTATTATAATAAATTAAATGGAAATTTTAGATTGTAAGGCTGTAATTAATGATAAAATAAACGCGATTTTAAATGAATATCAAAACCTAGAAAAGAAACATTCTCAGGAAAATAAATTATTTTCTGAAGAAGTTGAAAGACTTAACCAATTAAATAGTCGTTTTAGTCACGAATTAACTGAGAAAGATAAACTCTTAACTTGTAAGGAAAAAACTATTTGTGATTATGAAAATATGATAAAAGAACTTCAGGTCCAAAAAAAAGAAGAAGGGAAGTTTGATATGATTCGGGGTCAAGATCAGGAAATTAAAAATTTAATAGATAAATTATCTAAAAAAAATAATGAAATAGAAAGATTAAATTCAAAATTCCACCTCCTAGAAGAAAAAAATAATTCATTTATTGAGATGAAAGTTGAAGAAGTTGATGAAGTTGAAGTTGAAGTTGAGGATGAAGTTGAAGAAGTTGATGAAGTTGAAGATAAAGAAGTTGATAAAGATAAAGATAAAGAAGTTGATGAAGTTGAAGATAAAGAAGTTGAAGATAATGAATCCTTAGACGAAGAACCTTTAAATGTTGAAGTCATAACACATTACAAGAAATCGTATTACGTGATTGAACATGAAGTCCCCCAATATATTTATAATATTGATGATGATGAAGGACTAGGTGAAAAAGTAGGTGTTATTGAAAAAGGTAAGAAAAAATTTTATAAAAAATAAATTATTACCATCCAACTCTTTTATGAACTAATTTAATTTTGAATGATTTTGTATTTAATAATTTCCCAAAATCATTCATTAATTGAATGTAATCTTGTTTCGATAAATCTTTTTC